CACTTCTTGTTTTTATGCAGGAACAGGAAGGAGATAATCCAGAATTTCTTACTTCATTAAATGAAGAAGAACTGAGACGTCAATTTCCTAGATTCGATTCTAAGTTAATCGAGCAAGTTTCTGTTTTACTTCAGAATGTAGGTACACCAATATCTACAGGAGGAGGTCTTACATGGCAAGTAGAAGTACAGAATTACTTATTACGTAATCCTACTTTTACTAGAGACTTAGTTCTCTTATTTAACAATCCTCTCAAAAAAGAGGAAAAAGAGTATCTTTGTATTAACTACATTGAGGCATTACCTGAAATTGTTAAAGTTTTTAAGAGCTATGTCTAAAACGTGGAAAGAAAGTAAAGCAGTAAAACAAGGACGTTCTGAAAAAGGACGTCCTAAGCCTAAAATGGAACCCTATAAAAAGGGTACTAAGAATAAAAAAGAAATTTATTGATTACTCGCCAGTTATCACATAATTTAATTTTTTATTAATATGGTGGTTATCCCCGAATCGTGAATAAGCCCAGAGTCCTACAGCAAATCAAAGCTATGTGAAGATGCATAGTACGCTAATAAAGTAAAGGGGGCAGCATACGATAAGAAAACAAAGACTATGCCACGATTCATTATTTAAGAACATGGAAATAAGAAACGTTATAGAACTCTCCGCATTTAGCAAATCTCTATCAAAAAAGATTACGTACTTAAATCATGAAGAACGTATACTTATTGATATAGAACAAATTGCTGCAATAACTCCATCTTCAGAAAGAGAGGATTTACCTAAGAAAGTAGGTTTAGCCTCTTGTAATAATGATGAAGCAAAAGAAGAGTTATACACTTGTGTACTACTTAAATGCGGTTTTAGTGTAAGAGTAATTGAATCAGTAGAAGAAGTATATAATAAAATACAAAAAATATACAATTCTACTATTTAGTAATAAAAATCAATTTTATTTAAAATGCGAAGCAAAAGAAAAATGGAGACTGTACGTATTCGCAAGGCGAATGCTACAATCAAAAAAGAAAAAGTAGTATGTTTTGCACAGGATAGAGACGTAAGCACTCGCATACTTGCGATACTATCTGTAGGGCAGACAAAATCCGGAGTAAAGAAAGAAACGAAGGGGGCTGATGGAAAAGTAACAGTAGCCTTTGTACCTGAAATTACTCGCTACAAAGTAATTTGTGGCTCCAATGGAAAAGTTGGAACAAGATACAATGTGATAAAAATACCTAAAGAAGAAAAAGGTAGAGTTATCAGAAAAACCGTTATTGACAACGGTACTGTAGGTCGGCGATTAACAGATGAAGAATTTGTTAATATGTATCCTTCTCAATGTAATATCTTTAAAGAGATATTTAAAGAAGAATTTCAAAAACTAAAAAATAAAAAGTAATGATATTTGAACATGAATTTATCGATCTAGCTAATACTGCTGGTATTAGTAATGTTTCTACTAGAGGACAACCTATTACTTCTACACTTTGTAAAAAAGATATAAAAGGATTAATAAAGAGCGCAATTAGTGAGAATCCTAGTTTTAAGCAATTTCTTGAAGAGAACCATGCTTATGGTAGATATGTAAAAAATGTCACTAATCAAATATTGCAAAGCAGAAATACTTCTAATGAACTAACTAGATGTATACATAAAATTGCTCATAGTGGTTATAGTAATAGAGAGATCATTAATAACACTATTCCTTGGATTAATACATCAGAAGGTATCAACTATTGGTCTGGATTATGTTTTAGTACTAAAAAGTAAATAATAACAATCTTAATTTAAAAATCAATTTTATTAACTTATCAAAAATTTAAAAATTATGGCAGATTTTAATTTAGATGCAAAAATGCAAGAGCAAGAAAACAATCAGGGTAAAGTAAACACTTCCGCAGTAGACAAAGCAAAAGAGAATATCGCTGCAAAGAAGTTGGAACAAGAGACCCGTGAAGTTGAACGTCGTTTATCAAACGCAGAGTCTACAGAAGATCGAGCATTAAAAGAGCTTCGTATGGCTCGTAAAAAAGAAGAAGCTCAAAAAGCATTTTTGACAGCTGTATCTACAGCCAAAACAAATTTTGAGTCCGACGGAGATTATCGTAAATACGATAAGGCTGTCGAGGAAGCCGAAGAGAAGCGTGACAAAGCCGTCAGCGACGCTAAGCGTGCTATCTACGGTGAGGATTATTGGAGATATTAATCCAGTAATTTAACTCCGAAATCAGAGCTGAGAGTATCCGAAAGGTCTCTCAGTCTCTTTAACCGTATATTTAGTTCTAGTTAAAAGAGACTAATGCCACGATTTGCTTATTCGAAGATATATAGTAGAATAATTTATCTTGAATTAACAAGATACTCAAGAGCCTTGAGCCAGAGTGGAAAATTCTGAGCCACTGATCACGTGCCTGAGATCATTACTATCACTTGAAAAGTTTCGATAAACTGAAACTGCTGAATCGCTAGAACCTTGAGTCAAGACCTAGTGATAGGCTTACGTAAGTAAGTTAAGTATAGTAATGATATCAAATCACACATAGAATTAGAGCTTTAAGCCGAAGTTGATACTTGTAGTCTTTTGATGATGAGGTAAACTTCAAATTCTATAGATCTATCAAAGGCATTTTCTATAGTGATAGGGAGCTATATGCCTAAGATTATTCTTTTTTAAAGAGATAAACATGTATTTAGGGATAAGATATAAGTCGCATTGCGCACGCTTACAGAAAATACGCTTATATAAAAAAGAATACTTACTATTACTATAGATTTATAAGGTAAAGAGAGAGTGATCTCTCTTTATCTACTATCTTTCATAAACTTTTTTTCAGTTTTAAAATTTATATCATAAGAACTGTGATATATCTTATTAGGTTTATTGGAAACTATTAGGACGAGGGTTCGACTCCCTCCAGCTCCACAGCTACCGACTGAAGGTACATACGGAAGCAGTAGAGACGCCTCGGAGAAAGGTTGTAATGTGTAGTCTCAGCATCTCAATGAGACATATGGGGCTGCTTGGATTTGACTAGTAGTGAAAGGTAAAATAGGTTCACTTTAAATTTAAATGGCAATACATTTGTCACTGATTACACTGCTCTAGGAGCGGCGTAAATCAACGTGCTAACTACGAAAATGAGGGTGTCTAGTAGCTTAACTGGATAAAGCCCTGGATTTTATCAGGAGATTGTGGGTTCGAATCCCACCTAGATAACAAAATATTAATTATGAGTTATATAGCAGTAGATACATTTGGAGATGAATACATATATCAATTTAAACCTAAAAGAGTAATACGCACTAATACATTAGGTGAAAATTGGGGATATTGGCATTCTGAAAAAGGTCATCAAATTGAGGTTCCTAAAGGTACTGCAAAAGCATTATATAATGCAAACTTGATGATTGATTGTAAAATTCCTTTATATAAAAGGAATATGAACTGGGGAGATAATCCAATTCAATTATAATTTTAAAGCTTATGGATGAGAAAATAGCTGAAAAAAGATTAGTATCATTTAATAAAGAATGTATACTAGCAGGACCACGACAAAGCGTCGTTAGTTTCCTTAAAATGTTAATGAACTTAGGAGCAGATGTAACAAAAGCAACATCTGCAAAGAGTTTGATAACTAGTAAATCGAACATTGTATTACTACTTAAGAATGAAGGAAAAAGTAAGAAATTTCCTCAAATCACTGTATTAAGTAGGTCTTGGTGGGATTATTACCACAATCCCAAAAAGCATAGAAGTTCTTACAAAACATACAATATTCCAAAACAATGGAATAAAGTATATAATGAGATACTAAAACTTGAAAATATTCCATTCTTAATTCCTGAGTAATATGAGACTAACATTTTGGATATACTTTGATAATCCCGGTGAAAAGGAGAAATTAAAGAAGATAATGGATGAACCATATGATGATTTTGAAAAGAATCGTCTAATCCAAGAAGAGTTTGGAGTTGATTTGCTTACAGCAAGTCGAGTTATTGACACATATTATAAATCAATTAAGAAATGAAAGCAGGAGTATATATTGTTAAAGACTTATTCAGTGAACAGAAATATATTTTGTCTTTAAATGGTAAGGAACCATTTATAAGAATCACAAATAGTATTTCACTAAGTTCATTTGCTAATGGTCTTATCGAAAGAGATCATAAAATAGTTGAACAGATTTTAGAAGATCCTACTAAATTTGAATTTACTCTTCTATCTAAAGAAATTGAATCAAGTAAGATAGAAGAAAGAAGCACAGAATCTAGTAGTATTCAATATACTGATGAACAATATAAAGAATTCATAAGTATAAAGAATATTCAACCAGATGGTAATTTAAATAAAATTGCTGTTACTGCAGATATTCAAGGTAAATTACATATATCTTGGGAAGAAGCAGAAAAATTATTTGATATAATAAATATTCGTTATTTAGAAGACGATAAATGGAAGAAAATAGAGATAAAATCTTCGATCAACGAGGCGAACTCTGTAATACAATAAAAGATCTTTTTAAAAATACTAGCAAATGTGAAAACTTTTTACCAGTATTTAGAGAAGATGAGGGTTATTGTATGGATTGGGGAATAATTGGATCAGAATATGAAAAATATTTTGGTTGGATTAAAACTCCAGATGGAAAATTTTGTTCAGTATGTCCAGATAATATGGATTGGCGTACTTGGATTGAGATAAAAGCAAAAATTAAGAAATGGATTGCTTGGATATCTCAACGTCTTTTTCATCCTAATAAGATGATAGGGAGCAAACATACTACAGACTTAGTAAGACTAAGAATTGCTGTAGCAATGTTAGACAAAATAGAATTACCTAGGATATATTCTGATGAAATATTTGATAACTTAATTCAATGTTATTGGATACGTAAATATGTATATGATACGTATTATTATAGATATATATTAGGTATTCCATTTTAGTTTAGAAATAAGGAAGTGTAATAAGACTTGCCTACTTTCAGACGAGATAGCTGTGTCGTCGCAGAGGGCGTTCTAAACAAAGGATTCTAGGGGTTCGACTCCCCTAGTTTCCACTAACTAATGCTTGTTATATGAAAGAAGAAGAAAAAATCTTAATTGAACAAGCAAAACACGGTGATAATAAGGCTTTTGATCAGTTATATGAACGGTATCATAGACTGATAAGATATATTATCTTTGATATAGTCAAAGATGATGAACTTACTCAAGATCTATTGAGTAACACATTTATAAAAGCCTTTAGTAAACTCAGTTCTTATGTAAACCCTATTAGCTTCGAAGCATGGCTTAAGACAATAGCAGTTAATACTACTATTGATCATATAAGAGCCACAAAGGATTTATGTAAGAACTTCAGCATAGATAATGAGACAAATACTATTCAGTTAGAAGAAACAGCTCCAGATCCCGAGTCAGATATGATTAAAACAGAGAATATTGAACTTCTAAGAATAGCATTATCTCGCCTAAGATCTAAGTATCGAAATTTACTCGAGTTAAGATACTATCAAGGTCTTAGTTATGATCAACTGAGTGTTAAGCTTGGAATTCCTATCGGAACTGTAAAATCCGATTTGAATAAGGCAAAACGTAGGTTGAGAGAAATTTTTCATAAACTTTCAAAAAATTAACAGAACATGACAACAATGACTTTCATTTCTATGATTGTTGCTTTAATTCTAGTGATTGTAGCAATCGCTAGAGTACAAGGTAGCCCAAAGCTAGGTATTAATTTGATATTGACACTAGCATTTGCGATTGTTGTTGGATTTGGTATCCAGAGTAAGACTCGTCATATCGAGCCTAAAAAGGACCAAATAGAAAAGGTCTCTGTAGTAAACCACATGCCCATACAGGCTTTGCAAATCGTTGGAGTGACACCAATGATTACTGCAGCAATTGAGTCTGTAAGTAAGGCTTATATGTGGTTTATTAGAGACCAAGGAGACCAACAACAAGGAGAAAATCTTCTAGTTCATACTAGAACCAGAGCGTCACCAGATCACGAGGATTCAAGTTAGCTTACTAACTATTTTCGGGATCATTACTATTTCTATCATTAGTTATTTTAATAATTTAAAACTGTAAAGGACAGTAAACAAATCAATTGAATCATGTCTAAGAAAAATAAAACAATTCAGCAAACTTCTGTAAAGGATACTGAAGTAAAGGATAACAAGAGTACAAAACAAACTCAAGTAAATAATCCACAAAAACCAAAGGAAGTAAAGAAGCCTGAGGTAGAAAAAGAGGAGAGAAAACAAACTCCACCACCTGTAGATCCTACAGTAGAAACAGTTGTAACCGAAGAGATTAAGTCGGAGCCAAAGGAAGAAATTCCTTCAAAGATTGACTTAAACAACATTAAGTTACAACCGCATCAGAGAATGTCTGGCGATGGTTATGCTCGACTACTAGAAGTAGCTCAGCGTCATATAGCCGGAATGAAATCTGGTGAACCAGCAACGATTAAGATGGAGCAAGCCTTCACATATAATCTTGCTTGGGGTATGACTAAGGCTTCTATTCAGGCTCGTGAAGAAAAGCTTGAATTAGGTCTTGCAGTTCCAAATGATGATGTCATTGTTCAAGATGTTATTAATACATTTAATAATATTGGTGTTACAATGCTTCCTCATCATGTATCTGATGATGGTAAGCAAATGACCTTAGCATTCAAGGACATTGCTCCAGAAACAGAGAAAGAAGCTAAGGAGGAAATTAAACAAGAGAAAAAAGCTCCTGTAGTTCCTGAGTTAGATGCATCAAAATGGAAAGATGAGAATGATGCAAAGAATGGATTGTCCTATATCCTATCACAGCAAAATTCCCCTTTTCCCAATCGATTCAGCGAGGCTTTGATGAAAGTACGATTGTATCGACAGAGTCAAGAATCCGACGAAGCAAAGAAGGAAACTTGGAACAAGATTGGATTAGGTGCATTGTTCGAAGATGCTGTTACCCTGTTAGGTAACAAATCCACAGCATTAGTACGTGGTTTGTGTCAAGGAACGGTAAGTTCTCTTATAGCAGATCATAACCCGATTTTTGCTCACTCAACTGTGAAGTACAATCTTCCGGTCTTAAGTGAGAATGAAGTAGTTGATTTGATTAAAGCGTTTATTCGTGTGCGTAATGCGGATTCTAAGCAACCAATTGATGAGACTACAGCAGTTAAGAATGGAATCCTTGAGCCTACTCGAGATTTCTTCTTACAGGTACCGCAACTAAGTAAATTAGTTGTTAATACTGACGATCCTAAATCTTATGAAGTAGGACTCGCCAAGAAAATCATGAACAAGTTCTATGAAGCCTATAAGACTGAAGTTCCTATGGCAGATCCGAAGTTCATGCTTAATGCAACAAATAAAATGATTGAAATTCGTAATATGTATGTAGACAAGGATGCAGCCTTCGCTCTATATACAGAAAGCGAATATCCTAAGGAAACTCCGAAATCTGAGGAAACTGCAGATCCTAAGAAAGACGAGAAACCAGCGGAAGAGAAGAAGTAAATAACTATAAATCATTATCAAAATGAGTAGACATGGCAATTTACTTACATATATCTCATTTGCTATTGTAGGTATATTATTATCCTATAATACGAACTTTTTTCAAGTAGAAGAAGTTCGGGCAGACCAAGTAAAACCACTTGACTTGCCCGCATTGAAGTTCGATCCTAAGGGCAATTTGTCCTTAGAGATTGATCTTAATAAAGGTGTTTCCAATGTAAAAAGCGATATGCCGATTGCTAACATTGATGTCACCATTAATCACCCCACGAAAATCGTGGAAAAGGTAGTAAAGAAACCAGTTAAAGAAAGGAAAGAATATGAAACAAAAACTGAATATTTGGAGAAAGTAGTGATGTTTACTCTACCTACTCCTCGCTTTCACGTACCAAGTATTCAGTTCCCCAATAGCGTAGAGAGATGAAAGCAAAAAATAGTACATTGGATAAATTAGCATTTGTAGGCTTAATTATCTTTTTTATAATGTGTTTATTCTTTGCATGGTGTATAACATAACAGTTAAAGATAAAAGCTGTCGGGTCAAACGACTCCTTACCCGTAGTAAGAAGAAGGAGAGTGGTATTGTAGCTGTACACTTAAAAAGCAATAAGACAGCGTATATTATATTTGGACAAGTCTGATCAACGAATCGTATAATATAGACAAGGAAGACAGGATACAAGAATATGATAGCGCTAACACGCAATTCAAAAGGTAGTATGATAACTTATTAATGAGTATATCCTTTTACTCTAGAAAAGTTAATAAGAAAATGGAATAGTGTAGATATCAATCCATTCTATAGGTATTGAGAACCGTCTGGTGAATATACTAAGAGAAGACACTTCGATATGCTTACCGATAAAGTAGGGAAACATAGAAGATAAACGATATATGGAGTCTGCTTCAGCAGCTATTAATAATTGTAGGTGACAATGCAATTATTAAGTCTTAGAGTAAAGACAATAGTAAACTTCATTAGAAGTCCGTGGAGGAAACCAATCCTGAAATCAAGAAGGGACTTTAAACAGCAACTGCAACTATCACAAAGGGTGATAGAATTACTCAACAAAGAACTGACTAAGTTCCGGGTAGTGTCCAAAGCTACCTTACTAAATCCATTTTAACTAATTTGGATAGGTTAAATAAATTTGCCATCTTAGTGTTCGCTATATTAGTGCTGAAACACCTATATGAAAGAATATAGGGAAAGTATAGTTATGAAGGAGATTAGATATTTAATAGAGGGTGCTATAAGGTGCTACGAATCTAAAGAAAGTAGAATCAATTACTACAGCTTTTACTCTTAGAAGTAAAGGTCAACAGTTGGTGTTATTACTAAAGATTCATATGGCTGAGTGGCTATGATCCATACTGGGAAAGTAGAAATAAATTCGAGACTTATTTTCTATGGATACGTATGACAGATTATCCGGATTAGGTGCCAAACCTATACTTTATAGAACTATTAATATCAACGTGATTGTGTTTACTGCATGAGTTATATCACGATAATAAATGGAAACGCAGAGGTTTGGTGAAGCGTACCAAAACGTTAATCCAAGTTTTAGAACAACTCTTGGCAAGATTGTAATACGGTAACACTGTATGTATCTAAAACAGGTCTGACTTACCTAATACAAAGTTTTTGACGTCGGCTAACAGAGTCCGTCGGTTGATATCCGAGAAACCTGCAAAGTTTAGTATGCTTTCTTTAAAATATATAACGAAAGTAGGGCTTTTGTAAAGTCAATGGGCTAAGTTCAAGTCTATTAACGTAGAGCTACTGAATCCAAAGATTCACCACTGGCCCGAGAGTCATATTTCCTCTTAAACAAAGAATATTAGAGAGTATTAACATGTTTAACACCGTAGGGGCCAAAATCCCGAGTTAAAGTAAATTTGAGGAAGTCCTCGCTAGGAAAAGTCTATCATTTGTAGGATAAGATAAACCATTTTCTGACTGCGCCCTCAACAAGCCAACCGTTATTGCTTCGTGCATGAGTACTAGAGTATGATGATAAATCATATGATCGGTATAAAGCGTTTCATTGAAACTTATAGAACTTTAGTACTAATACTATAGACCTTTCATAAGTAAGAGTAAATGGAAAGTAGGTGAAAGTCCTCAATATTCGAGCTTGTAAAACAGAAAAATCCTCGAAAAGGTCATATGGGCAGTATACTGCATATGAAAGAATAGAGTGGCAACCACTTTAGGGTGAAAAGACTAGAAGTGTTGGGTTTGGTAACGTTCCTAAAATGACCGTATATGTGGAATATTCGATAAAGTAATCCTATGTGGTTTATTATATCTTATCAGTGTGTTTAAGCCAATTTAAGACACACATACTAATAATAGTATATTTGTATTGACAAAGATATAACATTTGCTAGAGAAGCCTAGAAATGTAAAGAACTAGTAGCATGTGCATATCCCTATCAATATACAGCGGTAGAAGATAGTAAAAAACGTATTGATCTTGTGACTTATTAATTAATGTCGTAAGATCTCATTAGTCTGATGTTGGGCAAGCGTGAGGGACAGTTAGTCATGACACGAACCTTCATTAGTTAATATGAAAAGTATAATTGGATAATTCTAGAGTAAGACTAGTTCCATAATGCACTAGATGAAAAAGTGTCATTTAAGAAGAGGAAGTATCTACTTAAATGTGTCTCTATGGAGTGCTAGAGTAATAGCAATAGCAGAATTACAGAGTGAAATAGAATCCAACAAGCTTATCAAGTATAAAGAATAATTTCAAGGAGTAGTCATTGAATTGACGTAGGCGATAAGATAACAGGCACCTGGGCAACAACATCCCCTATTTAGGAAATACTCCAGTAAAGAAGTTCTTTTTATTTTATTTGAGTTTATTAATCTTTAAAACAATTTAAAATGTTTCGTTGGTGGAATCAACCACGAAATCAAGGAGGAAACAAATTATGGATTATATGCGTATTAATGCCGCACAATGTGGCGCAACTTTGGGCAAATATATTTTGGTTGTAGAACGGAATCCCGTTGATACAAATTATTCAGAGGATAAGAAAAATGGTGCTTTGACTTTAAGTCGGCCTATTTATTTGTATTCAATTCGACCGATAGAGGTAACTTCAGTCGAGTTAGTAGAGTCAATGAGTAACGAACGTAAAGTTCAGTTCAACAAAGATCCGAAATTACGGCTCGATATTGCCAACATTGACGACATTACGAAAGTTATTCCGGTACCATCAGCTTCTACTGTTAAAGCAGCAATTGAGAAGTATGAACGGTCTAACAAAGAAGAAATTACTATCTTTGTAGATTATGTTAAATTAGTACCGGAAGTTATGGCCCTTAACCGGGATGAGAAGAATGTACTTCAGAGCTTCCTGAATGCTCAGATGAAGTTCTGTGGAACTTTAGCCGAAGCAAATGAGCTTGAGGCTACAGCTTGTCGTACTCGGATGAAAGAGTTAGGTATTGACGTTAATATCTAATCGCTATGTCCGAGCAAGGATTTACTATAAGTCCGTGGGCATTTAGAGATTTAACTTATATGTTTAGTGATCCTATTCTTGTAGATCAATTGCTACTTACAGATGAAAAGCAAGTAGCGAAATATAAGAAAATTAATAAAGATGGATCAATAACACTTGGTAAAACAAGTATTTCATGGTTAAATCGTCTATTTGGTGGAGAGTATGTACTTAATCCAGAGACAATTTGTCTTAGATTAATTAAGATAATAACCGGTATGGGTAGTGGTCGAAATGATGATGCATATAAAGATATGTGTGATCGTTTCTCAAATTATTATAAAGACGGAAATTATAGCTTGGCTATTTCCGCTATTTTTGTTGCGTATCGTTTTGTATTAGCTTCAGATATTAAAACAATGACTGAAGAGAACTCTACAGTTGAGAAAGGAGTTCCTAATCGGAAAAATGTTTTACTAAATGGAATACTAGTAAAAGACAATTCTGGTCAAGCTGTTGTGGTAGATTTTTCAAATCCATCACAAGTATTATTCCGTCGTCCATAAAATCGAAAATCATAAGTAATAGCAATTATGTTTTGTGATGAATGATAAACAAATATTGCATATTACTCAAGATATTTCCTGGTAGAGAAAGAGATGAGTTAATTTCTCTACCATAACATGGGCGTAATACGGTGTGTATAATAACATACTAAGTGGGTTGGCTAGCCTCGAGAATAAGAAGAGGATGTCATTATCGATGATGAATACGCCCTCACAGGTAGTTGATAATTCAAGTATATAAATAGATGTTTAACAATTTAAAATCAATTTGTATATGAAAATTAAATCAACAGAAATTAAGGCAAAATTGGAGAAGTTAAATAAAGATATTACTAATAGCTGGATGATTATTCGAACAGAGAACTTAGTTGAGAATGGGTTCAAACGTCATTATGATATGAAAGCGTTGTTAGATGATATCAATAAGAAAGCTATAGATCGTATTCAGACAAAACTAGATCAGTTCTGTATAAATCTTGGCTTTAAGTCACGTGACGATTTTCCGAAAGATAGTATTTATCCTATTATCTTTGAGTTATCAGAGAAGAATGAACAATTTGTTCAACTAGGTATTATTATCGAGAAGTCGACGATTAATCCTACCCTAAAGATGAAGAAGGGGAAGAAGAATCTTAAGCAGAATGAGGAACTTACTCGTGATTACTTGAATAAACTTCGCAACAATCTTCAATTGGAGATTAATGGCCTAAAGAAGAAACTTGCTGACTTTAACGATATGGCTGAGTTAGATACTAGCAAAGCATATATGTATTTAGCAGCATAAAAAGAAAGATTTGTCGCTCCCTTTAAGTAGGAACAAGAGTTTGGCAAGTCGGGTTCGAATCCTGGACAAATCACAAGTCTCGAAAACTTATTTATTAACACTAAAATTATCAAAATTTATGAAAACAAAAGATATCAAATCTACAGAAAAGAAAACATCTTCTTTAGATAAGGTAAAAGCGCTTAAGGAGAAAATTATTGCAAATGCAAATGCACTTGCAGATCGTATTCTTAATAAAGCAATTGCTAAGGAAGAACAACAGAAAGCTTGGGAAACTAGAAAAGAAGAGCTTAAAGCAGAAGCCGCTAAAAAGCGTAAAGAGGCAGCTTTAAAGAAACGGGAAGAGAAAGCAAAGAAACTAATTCAAATTCATGCTAGTATCCCTACTAAGGATACCTCTAAGAAGCAGAAAGCTATCGATAAAGCAATCGAGGAAAAACATGATGAAAAAATGATTGCTATAGAAACAAAGTTTGAAAACTTTAATCCTAAGCAACAGAAACTTACTAAGGAAGAGCGAATTGAACGTAATAAAAAGCGTGCAATTAAGCTTATTCATCATAAGGAAATTAAGGATAAAATAAAACATACAACAAAAGAAGAGAGAGAAAAAATAGCAGCAGAAGCTAGAAAAGCTGGTTATTTAGCCTATAAAGCAGAAATGCAAAGACAAGCTTCTGAAATTGCAGCAGATCCTAAAGCGTATCAAGCACGACAGGAGAAAAGAGCTAAATCAGAGCAAGAGCGTTTAAGTATGCTTGCTGAGAAACGTAAAGCTCGTATGGAGAAACTTCAACGAGTAGAACTTACTCAGAAACAAAAGACATTAAAAGATCTTGAGCATTTTAAACTGGCACAAGAACGTCGTAATAAAAAGAAACTTGAACGACGTCAAATGTACCTTTCTAAGGGTGGTATACAATTACCCAAAGTAAAGAACAAAGTGGAAATTCGACCTATTGTCGAACAACCAAAAAAACAAGATAGTAGTAAACATCGTTATATTGTGAGAACCCAATATATCGATCAACCATCTCTTACTGGAGATAGAGTTGGTGCTATTGTCTGTCTTCCAGATAAGTTAAAGGATATCGTAAAATATTCTTTCAACAAAATGATGGAAAAAGAATCTGATAAAGTAGTAGGATACTTTATTTATGATTCAGATAATCCTGAAGTATGTATCATGGAGATGGTTAACTCTAAATATCGAGAGATTGACGGAGTTACTATCACTCGTTTACAAAAACAGGATAAAACTGCAGCGTAAGCTGATATTCGTCTATGAAACAGGGGTGCGTCTGTTCAACGCACAATATAACACGTAAATAATCCGAAACTATAAGGGAAAAGTTGGTAGTCTATATAAGCGCTTATATAGGAACTTGGTTCGAATCCAAGACGTGTTACACAAATTATAGCTATGAAAATTAAAGACAAAACCTGTATAGTCTTTGATATTGAAGTTCTTAAGAACATATTTACTTGTACTTGTAAGAATACAGAAACAGGAGTAATTAAAGTATTTGAAATATCTTCTAGAAAAGTAGATATTCAAGATCTCCTTGATTACTTTACTCAGGATTGTTATTTTGTTGGTTATAATAATCATCACTATGATAATCCAGTATTGAATTATATCTTCTCATTATATAGAAAAAGATATTTTGAGTTTTTCAGTACAAGAGAAATAACAGAATCTATATTCAGAATGAGTCAAATTGTAATAGACAAAAACTCTAATTTTGAATTATGGAAAGAGTATAAATATACTAAGAATTTTCTATCAATTGACTTATTAACAATGTTGTTCTCTAAAGCATTACGTGTATCTTTAAAAGAGATGCAAGTAACCATGCAATACAAAAACGTAGAAGAATTTGTAGTCGATTGGAAACAAGATCTCCCAGAGAAGGATATGGATAGATTAATATCATATAATATTAATGATGTGGAATCTACTGAAGAACTTTTATATCGATGTGAAAAACTATTAGATATACGAGTAGAAACTGAAAGAGATTTTGGATTACCATGTTTAAGTCTGGATAGAGTAAATTTAGGAGATAAATTATTACAATTAAAGGTAATGCAAAAATCTGGTTTCACTAGAGATCAGTTAGAGAATATGAAATCTCCTATGGATCGTATAGATCTAGAAAAAGTTATTTTTCCTTTTATAAAGTTTAATACTCCAGTACTTCAGAAAGCATTGCAAGATATGAAAAATCAACACAATGTGTCTCCAGGTAGAAAAGGTTATATTAATACTTTTATATTTGGTGGAATGGAAGTAACTATTGGAGTCGGAGGTATACATGGTGACAATGGTTGCTGTTCAATTAAATGTAATGAAGATGAATTATTATTAGATTCTGATGTTAATTCACTATACCCAAGTTTAATTGCAGTATATGAACTATATCCACCCAAATTAAAATCCATTCTTAAAGAGGTATATCCTGAAATTATTCAGGAAAGACTAGAATTTAAGAGAACAAAACAAAAAAATAAAAATGAAACGTATAAGTATATGCTTAATGGAGTAACTGGGAAAATGCAACAAGAAGTATCTTGGTTATATGCACCATTTTCTATTATGCAAGTACGAATTAACGGTCAATTGCTACTTTTAATGCTTGCTGAGAGACTTTTAGATCTAGGATGTAAGTTATATCAGATTAATACTGATGGTATCTTATATAAGATAAAAAAGGACAAATATGATAAATTACAACAAGTACTAAAAGAATGGGAAGAGCTTACTAAGCTTACTCTAGAAACAGAACAGTTTACTTCATTTTATCAGTTAGCAATAAATGATTATTTTGGAGTAGAATCTGATGGAAATATTAAGAAGAAAGGATTCTTTCTGACTGATATTGAATTAGGAAGAGGATTACAACCTAAAATAATACCCGAAGCAATTATTAACTATTTTGTTTATAATACTCCGGTAGAAGATACGATTAAATCATGTAGAGATATACGTAAATTCTTACAAGCTGAGAAGACTGGTAAACAGTGGACAGTTGAGTATAATGAACAAATTCAACAGAGAACTAATCGATTTTACGTAAGTAATAGTGGATATTACTTGTGGAAATGGAAATTAGATGAAACTGGAAAAAGATCATATCATAATATGCTAAAAGGTCATGGAGTAAAACTTCATAATCGATTATATTCTGATGAAGATCTTCAATGGAAATATTCTCAAGGAGAAACATTCCAGAGTATATATGATGTTGATTATCAATATTATATTACTCAATGTGTTAAAGTGATTGAACAATTAAAACCTAGACAGTTAAGCTTGTTTAACTTTTAACAGAAATTGGCAGAAAATAACAAATCTTTGACAAGCTTTTAAAATTTTTAAGAGCATGATCATTGAACTAGATACAAGTCTATTAGAAATAATAGACAATATATCAATTAATCAGTTAGTATTTTTAAGTCTTGTATTAGATAAGAATCAAAAATCCCATCAAGGTATCACACCACTTATTCGCCTGGTCAGTGATAGTGAAATACAAGACTTAATCGACAGAAATCTAATTCAAAAGAAAGATGATAGTAAAAAGTTAGTGTATAAACCTACTAAGGAATTAGTAGATAAATTAACTCCTAAAGACGTACTTTTTGAGCAATTTTATACATTATATCCAATAATGGTTAGTAGACCAGATGGAACTAAAGGCTTTCTTAGAAGTAATGTTAAGAAATGTAGAGATTATTATAACAAACTAGTTAAAGGCAACCCTGATCTTCACAATAGGATCATAACCGCTTTGAATTTTGAGCTTTCCGATAAAGCAATGACTGGTAAGCTTGGTTATATGAAAACTATGTGGAAATGGCTTACTTCACATGAATGGGAATTAATTGAAGAGCAAATGAATATTAACCAACCTGAAACTACTATGTTGTATGGAACAAAATTACGTTAATCCACTACCGTTTAAACATATATCTACAGCTGCAAGTGAAGCTGTTACATATATACGAAGACGTAAAAATCATGAAATTGAACCACTTAAAAGTAGATGGAATAAATTCAATGAAATGTGTTGTGGTGGGATTGAACCTGGTTGTGTTTATACAATTGTAGGAGCATCAGGAACTGGTAAGTCTTCGTTTGTAAATACGCTCGAAACTGATTTAATTGAACTTAATTCTAACAAGGAATTGGTCGTACTTTCTTTCTCATTTGAGATGCTCAGCCGTGCACAAGTGGGAAGAAAACTATCTAATAAGTTGCGTCAAACAACTACACAATTGTACTCAGCATCAGAAGATCTTTCTGATAAAGAACTTAACTTAGTTGAGGAGACTGCAGAATCTTTAAAAGATTATCCCATATATTATGTGGATGATGCAGCTACAGTACAAAAGATAGACGATACAATTACGTATTTTCAAAATACGATAGCTAAGGATAAATGGTTAATAGTTATTCTGGATCATACTTTATTAGTAAATAGTGATAACTATAAAGATGAAAGAATGATTATATCTGAACTTGAAAGAGTATTTATCAAAGCAAAGAAAGTTGGTATGACAAGTATCATACAATTATCTCAGATGAATCGTAATATAGAAAATATTGATAGAATTAATAATCCATCGAGTCACTATCCGATGCGAAGCGATTTATCATCATCTGACTCTGTATTTCAAGGAAGTGATGTTATAGCGGTTTTATCTCGACCTGAAACTTTAGGTATCACCGCTTATGGTCCTCAACGACTACCTGTACAAAATAAAGTATATCTCCATTTTCTTAAAGTAAGAGAAGGAGAATTGGCAATACTTGAATTTGAGAATGACCTGAAATATAACAACCTAATTGAGTTATAGATAGGATTTTTATTAA